GTTTGGCCAAGTACATGGATGAGGTCAAGGGAACGCAGATGATGTATTACTTGCGCATGTACGACCAGCGCATGAACTTTGTGTCCCAAGCAGTATCCAACGGCGCACCGGCAATCGTGGAAAAGACAAGAGCTGACGGCAAGATTGAGCGCTTGCTTGAGAGCAAAGAGAGCGCCAACATACACAACGTTGTGCAAATTCTGAAAGATGCGCAGCCTATGGTTGGCAATGCGGAAGCTGTAAACCGTGTGTTTACTTTGTACATGGCGGCTATCCGTGCAGACAACAAAGGTTTGGCTTCGTTGAACTTTGGTGAAGACGTTACACAAGAACTGCTCAACAAAACTATGGCCGCCGTCAAAAGCACACCCGGCTTAGAAAAAGTTTTGAAACAAGCAAAAGATGAATACAACGCCTACAACCGCAACTTGATTGAGTTTGTTGTCAGCACTGGCGCACTGTCAAAAGAAGTTGGTAAACGTCTGGTTAGAGAAAACGATTACATACCGTTCTATCGTGAACGCAACGGCGTAGCCGAACTTTTAATTGGTGGCGAGTCTCCTATCCGCATTGGCAGTATTGCCGAACAGCCGTACCTGCATGAGCTTGTTGGCGGCGACAGGCCCATCCTTGACTTCATGACAAGCTCGGTGCAAAACACCAATTTGTTGATGGACATGGGCATGCGCAATCTGGCTACCAAGAACGCTGTGTTTGAGTTGGTTGATCTAAAAGCCGCTAAGTTTGTGAAGATGTCTGCTGGCCCTGACGTTGTTAAATTCCGTGATGACGGTGAAGATCGTTACGCTGTTATTGCTACCGAGAAGGTCAAGATCGGCAACAAAGAGTTTGATACCGGCGTACCCGCCGACATACTGGTCAAAGGCATGGAGGGCATTCCCACACAGATGCCCGCAATGTTGCGCGTCATGGCTTTCCCAGCACAGATATTGCGCAAAGCTATTACCCTCAGCCCTTTGTACACAGCCAAACAATTGTTCCGTGACTCCTTGGCCGCGCCTATTCTTTCTGGCGCAGACTTCATGCCTGTCATTGGTGCGTTGAAAGAAATTAACTCCGCTACCAAAAAGACGCTTGAGCGCCGTGGTGTTACCGGAGGCCAGCAGTTTGTTGGTGGTGCCGAGGACTTGACCAAGATTCTGCGTGATGTGTCTGAAGGTAAGCCGGGTTGGATGACGGCACTCGGTAAGCTTGAAGCCATGAGCATGGAGGCAGATGCCACAACACGTCGTGCGCAGTACAACAGTTACATTGAGCAAGGTCTGTCTGAGATGGAGGCAACGTTGCTGGCGCTGGAGTCCATGAACTTTAACAAGCGCGGCGCGTCACCCTCAATCCATGTGGCCAACTCCCTGATACCTTTCTTCAACGCACAGATTCAAGGTCTGAACGTGTTGTACAAAGCGTCTATGGGCAAGATGCCATTCAACGATCAGTTGCGTATTCGTGAAAAAATGATGCAGCGTGGTGCCATGATGGCTGTTGCCAGCCTCGCCTACGCCGCCATAATGGAGGACGACGAAGCGTACAAGAACGCAACGCCCGATCAGAAATACGGCAACTGGTTTATCCGTGTGCCGGGTTTAGACGAACCCATCAAACTGCCTGTGCCTTTTGAAATTGGCTACATCTTCAAAGCGTTGCCCGAGGCGTTGTACAACAGCATGGTCAGTGAGCACGGTGGTGAGGAAGCAGTCAAAGCTTTCAAACAAATCCTTCTCCAGACAATTCCCGGTGGCTCGTCTTACGGCATCCCACAGATCATGAAACCCGCCATCGAGGCAGGGCTTGGCAAGTCGTTCTACACAGGTCGGGACATCTTGTCTGCGCGGGAGAAAGAGCTGTTGCCCGAAGAACAGTTCCGCGCCAACACATCCGAGCTGGCCAAAGGTATCGGTAAAGCATTTGGCATATCCCCAATTGTGTTTGAACAACTTGTCAGCGGCTACACCGGCACTATGGGGCTTGCGTTCATGCACGCACTGAGTGTGGCCGCGCCTACGGATGAGAGTCCTGAGAAAGCCGTTAAACGTTTGTCGGAGTACCCAATTCTTGGCGGTGCGTTCCAACCAAATGACGCTGGGGGCATCATCAACAGCGTGTATGAGCGCATGAATGAAAACCTCAAGGTCAAGAACACGTTCAACAAGCTGGCACAAGAAGGCAGAATGTCTGAGGCTATGGCGCTGCTTCAACGTCGCGGTAATGAATTTATGCAAGCAGACTTAGCCAACAGCTTTAAAACCAACATGAACAAACTCACTCAGGCTGAACGGGCGATTGCGGCATCAAACATGTCACCTGAAGCCAAGCGTGAGCAGCTTGACAAAATCAGGAAGATAAAGATCGCCGTTGCTCAAACGGTGAGAGAGGTTTCCGATAAAACCATACGCCTAGCAACCCCTTTCTGATGCCAACAAAAGCTTGGGTGCGGTACTTGTAGGGAATTGAGGCGCGTAGCCCCAATTCCTTTACTTTCTCAACATCTAAACCGGGAACAAAAAACCCTTCCCCCGGTTTAAGTGTCGCCCACGGATAGATTGTTTCCATTGAACTGTTCTTCCTCAAAAGTTATGTGCATAGCGTTGACACGCATGGACGGGCCGTTGGTCTTGCCCAGCATATCTTTCTTGGAATACTTAACGCGGAACATCTTCTCCATCTGCTTCTTGAAGTCGTCGTAGCTGAAACTCATGCTGACGCAGTGCTTCCTGAGAAGCTGTTCCTCAATGTAGTACTCCCTGAACCCCTCCGCAAGCGTCCCGTGCTCAACACGCCCAAGTACTTTTGATCGGGTGAGTGACTTGTCAACAGCCTCACCATCCCCCCATGCAGCCATAAGGCGGCCTTCAGCTTTCTTGATAATGATGAAGCTTCCGTAGTTGTCTCCGGTGTAGGCATTCAACACATCCTCAGCGGTGCGCACACTGCCACGGATAATTCCACGGGCTTTCTCAACAATGACTCTGAGAGCGTCAATGACTTTCTGCACCTCTACATCAATGATATTGGCGTAGTCTCTGCGAAGAAGCACAGCAGCCGCAACAATAACGGTGCAGCCAGCATGCCAGTAGCGTTCGTCGTCGTCAAAGTTCAATACCTTTTTCAAGTGTTTGTGTGTTTTCTTCACAACCTGTTCTGCTATGTGCTGGTTCTTTGTAAGCCATCTAATCCACGCTTCACCAGCTACGCCGTAGTTGTGTTTCATCTGCAACAAAATTTCACGTTCTTGCGGAGTCCATTCCAACTTAATGTTTGGATTCCATTCCAGCATACGCAAAAGCTCACCGTTTGAACTGAACTTCCTTGCCCCTGCCATGTAGTCTGTCAGGCTTTCGTTGGAAGTCATGGTGCAGGTTGTCTTCCATGTCGTGTTGTTGATGCGTTCCTTGTTCGCACCGGACTCCATACGCTCCTTGCCCTGCGCTTCAGCAAAGTCAAAGATAAACGTTGGTGCCCATTCCATGTTGGCGCGTTGAGTATTTGTTATCTCATCAATCAGAAGCGGCATGCTGTTGAGCAGACCGGCGCGTTGCTGCATAGCAACCGGAGATGTGCCCTTGCCTGTCCTGTACCGCAGTGGGTGTCCCCAAACGCCAGCCTTCGCACTCAGAACCAGTGACTTACCAGTACCAGAATGGCGTGAGCCGATGTGCCACACGAAGCCCTCATACTCAGTGAACCGCATCAAGGGCGAACCGAACGAGTCCAGACACACAGCTAACGCCGTTTCCATGTTTGGTTTGTTGACGAATATGGTCTGCCACAACTCACGCCACTTATCGATACTGCCAGCCCCAGATGTATTGCGGTTGATGTTCTCAAGGCCGGGCATCGGGACGCGGGTCTCGCCACCATCTTTACTGAATACGCGGTGGTTGTAAACAAAGCTGTCGTTCTCTTGCCAGCCACACTGGTACGGGACAACAATCGGTTTCTTGGACTGCGATGCCTCGCCTACACAGGCGCGGACATACTCATAGAGCTGTTTATCGAAACCCGCAAATGTGCACACGATGTTTTGACTAGCTAACCATTTGAGCGTCTCGTCTTTGCTCACGATTGATTTCTGCGGGAAGTTAAGTGTAAACACACCTTCGGGACGCACAGCGGCCATGTGAACCAGATGGTCGTCCTCCATCTTGAGCAGGTCAACCACAAACAAGTCGTACGGAACAAGCTGAACAGTCTTCTTGGATTTCTTGCCGTCCTCATCTTCTTCTGTCTTGACAAAGTACACGCCGCCGTTCTCGCCGTAGCTGTAACCGCGTGGTGGCAGTGGGCGTTTAACTGCATCAATGTGTTCTGGGGCGTCGCCGTCTTCTGCATCCTCAAGCGCAAAGAACTCTTCTTCAACAAAGTCTTCGCTTACAGTGGTCATCGGGATGACCTTCTCTGTGTTGTCAGCTCTGATCTCACGCCCAAGAATCAACGGGTTTGTGATCTTCCCCCAGTGCGGACACGCGGTACAGATGCCGGGGTTCAGAGAGTCCATTGCCGCGCAGGAGTACGGCCCTTTTATCTCAGCCAACTTCTGATTCATCCTGTCCGACGTGTATGGGTGCAACTCAGACAGCCACACAGCTTTCTCAACGCCATCATCACAGACCTTCGCCCACGACAGCAACGCTCTCCAGATAGGTTCTTTGCCGTCCTCTTGGGCGGTGGCGACATAGTCAGCAATCTGGGCGCAGTGCGGTTGGAACTCATCAAAGATTGTGCGGCTGTTCTGCATCATCTTTACTTGAGCGGCAGTCTTGGCATTCTTCGGCCTCGCCCCCGGCAACATGATCGGGTCAGGTTGCGGCACTGCTTTTTCTTTGAGGTTGGTGTTGATGACTTCAGCAAACGCATCGAAGTCAAACAGGTCGCCTTCCATCAACAGCTTTACATGAAGCGGTACGGCATACTTCTTCTTGTGGTTCATAGTGCCCGGCACACGCATCAACCGCGCCGCATCTGCGGTGACATTCATGTCGATGACCATGCCTTCTTGCTTGCACAGGAGTTTTATGTTCTGCGCAACAGGTCGCCATTCAGCAATCGTCATGTCGCGTGTGATCGGCCAGTAACAGTGAAGCCCACCACCAGAACCAACAATCCACGGCTTGCCGAGCTTGTCCAGCCCGACCTTGACCATGAATGCGTCCAGCGCCAGCACAGCTTCTTTTTTTGATGCGTAACCATCCAAGTCAACAAAGAAAGACTTTATGTGCGTGGCTTTGTCAGCCTCACGCTTGTTGCCGTTGAAACAAGAAACCGCATAGAAGATGTCGCAATGGTCAGCGTTCCAACTGTCTATGTGGGGTTGCAGTTCCTCAATTGTGTCCTTGAACACATGTTGTTTTTTTCTTGTGAGTTCTACCGCACAGTACGAGCCTAAACCCGAAGACGGCAAAACCACCGCTAGGAACTCGAGCGGAGTCATGTCTATCCTTTGGTTTATTTGAAGTCGTCGTTTGCGTGTTCTACGCCTTGCTCAAAGCCTTCTTCAAACCCATCTTGGAAGATTTTCTCGCGGGCATCAATCAAGTCAGCCAAGCGTTCAACAAGTGTCTCAACCCACTCAGGCGTGACTTTGTCGAAACCAATAATGTATGTGTAACGTAGAAGTTCGTTGTTGCTCAGTTGTTTAGGTTGAACGCCTTGCATGTTTTTCTCCAAGCCTCATCGGCTGTGCTTGATGTTTGTAGAATTTTGAGAAGTGAGCTTGCCGCTGGCCGGTAAGCTACAAACACTTCACCACCACCGAACCAGTTGTAAACAGATTGGCGTGAAACGCCAAGTGCTTGAGAGATTCGTACGACAGAGAAGTTGTGGTGAACAGCCCAGCGCCCCAGTTGGTTACCCAACGTCTTAGGCGCTTTCATGACCATGTTTATTGTTTGTTGTGAGTAAGCCATATTGTGAGGGGCCGAAGCCCCGTCCTCCTCAGTTTTCTTCCCAGTCGTCAACCATCGCCGCCAAGTTTGATTTCTTGACAGGCACGGAACTCGGTTTCTTCTCTTCCTTACGCACAGTAGGCTCTTCGCTTTCTTCCTCTGCGACAGGCGCGGCTTTGGCTTTCTTCGCCTTGGGTGGGGGTGCTGGGGGTTCTTCTTCCTCCGCTTCCTCAACCACGACAGGACGCTTACCAGCAATAGCCAGAGGCGCTGGGGCAGACACGGTAGTCTGCTTGGGCATTGTCATTGCAACAGCGCGTTTGGCTTCTGCGGACTCAGCCTTGACAGAGATTGTTTCGTACTCGTCTTCGTTCAACCAACGCATCTCTTTGAAGAACAGCTTGGGGCTTTCCGACTTGGTATCGAACTTCAAGCGTGTCACGACCAAGCTGGGGTCAATTGGTTCTTGTTGCGCCATCAACCACTTGATGTACGCCTGTAATGGGCGATTCTCGCCTTCGCCATCACCAAAGATTGATTTGGCTGGCAGAGTCAACTGAAGAATGTCGCCTTCCATGTCGTTGGCCAACACTACAGCAACGCGTTGCTGGTAGCGGCATGCGCGGCTGTTACCCAGACCAGACCCTGCAATATTCTGTGGGCAGTCTTTGCAACTGGAGTGCTGTTTGTTGCCAGCATCAATAGATGGGGTCTTACCATCAGCAGACCAGCAGTCAGGCGCAGACACTTCACCATCGTATGCCTTGGCATAAAACACGCGTCCGATTTCAGGCGCGGCGGCAACGAACACAACGTCTAGATAGCGCTCTTCGATTGAGGCAATTTCTTTACCGCCGCTGTACAAGCGGAACACGCCGCCCTTGATTGAGATACGCTTGGTGGTATCTACGTTGTTGCCAGCCAAAGCTTTGGCTACTGAGGACAAGCCCTCACGATTCTTTGCAAACGCTGGTACGTTTGCTTTGTTAAAAAGCGTCACATTGGTCATGTGATATTTCTCCTGATTACTTGGTTGGTTTGCGAACAGAGATTGCGTACTCAGTCAATGAGTTCAATCCGGGTGGTACGAGGCCGGGGTTATCTTCAAGGAATGTTGCCATATTGGTCTGCGCAATACGCTTCTCCAACAAATCAACGGCTTCGTGTTGAAGCACGAATGTCTTGAATGAATCCCAGTCTTGTGTGTTGTAGCGTGTCTTTGTGGACAACACTACAGTGCCTTGGTCAGTGCGCACAGAGGACACGCCCAGTGCAAGCATCTGATCTTTGAGGGCAATCTTCACGGTGTCTTGCTGCCGTTTGATTTCCTCAACTTCGTTTTCGTACGCTTGAGTCAGCTCTTGAATTCGAGCCGCCATCTTACGGTACACCTTTGCCAACTTGTCCATTGGGACAGTGGCCAATTCATTGCTCTCCTCTTGCGGGGGAGCGTCATCATCGACTGTTGCAGTCATTTGCTTCTCCTGTTTTTTTGTCTAACGTTTAACATCATACACGGAACAAAACCAAACACAACTCCTTTCTTTAAATATTTTTAACTTCGCTGTCGAACATATCAACCAACAACTTGTGGTCGTTTACTTTACCGGCCATTGCCGTGAATAGTTTTTTCTCAATAGGGCTTGACTCAATGTGTACCACAGTAACTTTGTCAGAGTCTTGACCTTTCCGATCTGCGCGGGCAATACACTGTGTGTACATCTCCACGCTCATCAGCGGGCCAAAAAACACCACGGTGTCAGCGGCAGTTAGGGTAATCCCGTGGGCGGTTGCTTGTGGTTGCAAGACAAGCACGCGTATCTTGTCAGTGGTCTGGAAGTCGCCAATGATTTGTCCGCGCTTGCTGGCGCTCACGTCGCCGTGAATTTGTCCCACGGCATAGCCCTGCTTGGTCAGATGCGTAACGATGGTAGCTATGCTGGAGCGGAACAACGCAAAGATTATGACCTTACGTTCTGTCTCCTCAAGCACTTCGTCGAGCACATGCAGACGCGGAGATGCGTCGAACTCAACAACCTCCCTGTCGTCTGTGTAGGCGGCACCACATGATATTTGTAGCAACTTGTTTACCGCAACACCGGCGTTAACTGCGCTGATTATTTCTCCCGCCGCACGCACCATCATCTGTTCTTTCAACAGCCTGTAGTACTTGTTCTGTTGCGGTGTCATCGGTACTTCACGCGTTACTGTGATAACTGGTGGTAAGTCAAGGCACTGCCCTTTTGTGAAACGGATTGCTGGTTGCAACGCTTCGTACACAAGCAACCTTGCGTTGTCTTTGGGTGTCCACTTGAACATGGTTATCTTGTTCATCACCTTGTCGCGCCACGCTGTTTGGAACTTGGGCACACCGCTTGGGTTAACCAATCGTGCAAGGCCGTACGCATCAACAGGCGACTGTGATGCTGGAGTGCCTGTCATCATCCACAGATATGTCTCAGGTTTGATGATGGATGCCAGCGCCTTCCAACGTCGTGTTGATGGATTCTTGTATGCGTTGGCCTCATCGACAATTACCAAGTCAAAGCGCCCATCATTACGTATCTCATCAGCAATCAGGTTCAACCCATCGTAGTTGGCAATCACGATTTCGTAGTCACGTTGAATCATCTCTATGCGACGCGATGCTTGTTGATGGTGGGCAACGATGGCGCTTCTGTGCATTGTGCTTTTCATAATGTCGCCCATCCACGCACTGTGCATGATTGACAACGGACACAGCACCAACACTCTGCGCACTTCACTACGTTCCATCAAGTAGTCAGCTGCCCACAAGGCAGCAAGCGTCTTACCAGTGCCGGGGTCGTTGAAACAGAATGCTCTGCGATGTAGCGTCAAGAACGCCGCTGTTTCAATTTGGTGATCCATAGGCTTGTGCTTGCCCGGCCATCCATAGCGTCCCTTGATTGGAGACGGAACATCTTTCACACCAAGGTTTTTTAACACACGACTTTCGTCAAGCCCCCAGTAAACAGCAACTTGATAGATGCCATCTTCTTCACCGATTACTTTGTGCTTTGGAATGATGCTGTACTTGCTCGGGTCGCGTGTGCGTAACACCAACGCCTTGTTGTCAATTATTTCCATTACGCATCTTCCTTCAGTCGCGCCCACGGCGTGTTGCTGGCGTGGAACTCAACTTCTTCCATGAGTTTATTTCTGTGAAGTCTTGATGATGCGTCCATCCAAAACTCTTCATCTAGTTCAGATACATCTATCCATGTGTCACCAAACTTTGCTCTCCACATATCTACCAGTCTTGATAGCGGGATGGCATACGCCTCGCGTTGGTTGGGGTCGTCTACGCCGCGCATGTTGCTTACTATTCTTGATTTTATTTGTATGTTGTGCGTTACTTGTGCTTGTTGCATAGCTTGCTGCACTCCCATGCCCATGCCCACGTTCCGTGATCCTTGTGCGTTAGCGTACGCCTCTAATTTTTCTTTTAGGTCTTCACCCAATGTTTTCATTTTTCCCACTTGCTTCTCCTTTTATTGCTCTGGCATGCGGCATACATACCGCGCTCTATCTGTTAAAAAATGGACTTCAACTTCTCCGAGTTGTTTAAGTCTCTTGAACGCTGTGTTAAAGAACTCATCGTCCTCTAGCTCAGTTAGGTCTATCCACTTGTTTCCATAACGTGCTACCCACAAATCAATTAGTCTGTTGACGGGGATGTTGAACGCTTCGGAGTCAAGCATTGCCGTTGTGACTTCACTTTCAACAACAAGTTTGGCGTGTAGTGCGCAGTCTGCAATTTTTACGCGGCTACCGCTTGATACTGTGGTCAGATTTACGCTCGAAGCTCCTGTTGTCTGATGCAGATTTGACGCGTAGATTGCCTCGAACTGTTGCGCCGCCTTTTGAAAGAGGCTTTTTGTGGTCGACATCTTTTCCATCTCCTTTGTGTACAAGCCCTTCTTTCATAAGCATTGCGCGTGCTTTATTTCGAGCGGCTCTTTTTTTAATGATTTCTGGTTTCTGTTCGTACTTTGCGTACGACGGACGGTCTTCTGGATTTTTGTAAGGCATGAGTGTTCCCTAGTGTTTTGGATTGAACTCGCATGTTTTCACCGGACACCAACCGCACAGAGGCGTTTGGTTTGGGTTCCACACATCGTTTGCGAATGATGCTTCTAGCCGCGCATAGCGTTCACGGTAACCCCACCAATGTTTCTTTGCTTCGTCCGATGTCATTGTCATCTTTACAAAGTCGTTCTTCACTAGAAATAACAACGCTGAGTTAACTCTGCGTATGTGGGGGAAGTGCGCAAACACCATGATTGACATGAGCACAAGTTGATCGCGGTCTGGGTACTTGTTGTTGCCGGTCTTGTAGTCTGCCACCCATCCGGTCAGGTTCTCGTCATCAACAATTAACAGGTCTGCGATGCCACGCACCCATACGTTATCTGCTTTCCAACTTGTTGGCAAGAGGTCAGCGGTCAACGCCATCTCATACTCAGCCAGCTTACGGCCAGACTTATTCAGCAACGCATCCACCACAGGCTGGAACTGCGCGTACTCAGGCGGGATTGGTTTGCCCTCCTTGACATACATCTCCAACGCTTCGTGGACTTGATTGCCGTACCGCGTTGCCTCAGTCTCTGTGAACGGGTAGTTCTTCAGTACCTTGACTTCTTGGTAACGGCGCTGACAACCCTCAAAGTCTTTGAGGGAAGAGTGTGACCATGCTGGTTTTTTCATAGTTGGGCTGAGTCCACGGCAAGGGATAAGCGGTTGGCAAATGCTGTCACAAACTTCTCGTCGTAACACAGGGTGCTGTTCATGTCGTGTAGTACGGCATGTGTCAACTCGTGCCAGAACGTGTCAGCCATTTCTGCTTTGTTGAGCTTGTTGCCCTGCATGTCGTGTGTCGCCATCCAAATGATGCCGTGCTGATAATCAATCGCGGCAAGGGTGTTCTTTGTCCTTGCTTGTTTGATTTTGATGATTGCGTAGGTCTTGGTGCCTACTGTTATTTTCTTGGGTATTTGCATGGTTCTCTCCTCATGATTTTGCTAACCCGTACCTACGGTGAGCGCCACCTTCAACGGCCAAGGGTATCCCCGGCATGTAACTCGGCTCCATAGTCATCTGCGCCAAGACCCAAGTCTTCGCGTCAGCGACTTCTGCGTCAGGCACCAACACGATCTGTTCATCGTGCACAGTACCAACCACAGGGTATCTCTTTGACACCCTCAACATCCCATCGGTCATGACAATGCGTGCCAATGCCTGCGTAACATTGTTTGTTACTTTTCCTGCATACAGCTTCGTTGCATGCTCTCCGTATACCCACTGCGTTCTACCTTTACTGTCTGGCTCAGGGCGCAGATTCGGGTACAGAAGTTTCATTCCGTTTGGTAATTCTATCTCGCCTTTGCGGAATGTCAAACATTTGTGCTTGTGTTCTTTACCTATATACAGCGACTTGTGTATGAGTTCGCTGAACAGCCCCCACATGGACACAATCGGCCAAGCAGTACGGCGATAGGTGTCGATGATTGCCTTGGCGGCGAGGGCGTGGGTCAGGAGTTCTTTATCAGAACAAGTGTGTGGGATGTCGAACAGCTTGGTATCGTTGCCGTCCCAACTTGCAAACTCCTGTGCGTACTCAGAATTTACTCCAAGCGCTTTCGCGAAGTCTTTTGAGTACCTGACAGGCGGCGCACCAAGGAACCCCACAAGAAGCTGGGACGCGAACGATGCCCAACCGAGACCATACCCGCAACCCAAGAGCGCACTCTTCGCAGACTGCCGGAGGTCGGGATGCGAGTCCTTAGTAAGTCCGGGTATGTTAAACATCTGCGCTCCGAACGCCGCGTAAGGGTCACCACCTGACCTGAAGATGTCAAGCATCTCATGGTAATCCGAAATCCACGCGAGTACTCGCGGTTCAATTTGTGAGAGGTCACCGACGACCAGATTGTACCCTTCGGGAGCCATAATCGCTTTGCGTAAGAAACTTCCACGCTTGAGGTTTTGCATGTTGATTGCTGAACCTTTTGCTGCCGTCCACCTGCCCGAGAGAGCACCGTAATACGAGAGCGGAACCGGTAGTTTGCCGCGCTGGCTAATGTCAAGGAAGCGTTGTGCACGTGTGCGCTCGGTTGTGGATTTAACTTTAAGGCGTGCCTCACAAAGGAGGGCAACGTCTTCACGTTCACCGTTGAGCAACGCTTGGAAGAGGGCATCATTCTTTGCAAAAGCGTACGTCGTTTTGCCGGTAGTTTTACTGACCTTAGTCGGGGGAGTAACCCCGAGGCTTTCAAGTACGTTTGCAAACTTCGGGTTCGACGCAAGCTCAACTTCTTGTATGCCGAGTTTTTGTAGTAGTCCTTCACGCAATTCTCCTTCTTCTGTCAGTGCTTTGATAAGCATCTTGCTGTCAAGCTCAAGCTGTGGTCGTGTGTACATCTTGAGCGTCATGTCGATCAGACGCAATTCGGATTTGGGATAACCGGCTCCGAGTCGCTTGAAGATTTCCTCGCACAGGTACACATCATGGGCACAGTAGTCGGCGAGTTCTCGTTCAATGGTAGCGTCCAGTTCGAGTAGTCCGTCGGTGCTGTGTACAGCTGTGCCTTTAGGACGGAGTCCAAAAGCTTCTGCAAGTTTGGCGAGGGAATTACCAACTTCCACGCCGCGTAAAGCGCGTGCCATTGATAGTGTGTCGAAGATGAATGCTGGTCTGGCGTTATACACCCACTCCATAATGGATACATCGAACTGTGCGTTGTGCGCCAGCACTGCGGTTCGTCCCCAGTTGATTCCAGAAAAGTATTCACGTAGTCCATCTCCTCCAACCCATTCAATAGGAGCATCGGTTCCGAATTCATGTACGCATGCTCCAAATGCTTGAAACCTTTTGTCACGGATGTACTCCTCGGTTGTCATTTTTGATAATGTGTAGTCTTTCTTGTCCCACCGAGTTTCAAAGTCGATGGTCAGGATGCGGTCAAATGGTTTTGTCAATTGAATGCCTCTTTAGGGGGAGCGTCCATAATGTTTAAGAATCCGAAAAAACTGTTGACCTCCAGCAGCATCTCTGCGGCTTCCATCTCGTCACAGTTCATTGTGGTGAGCGTTGTCAGTTCACCGTTTGTTTTGACCATCAACACAGCTTGGTTTGGGTCAGCGCCGTAGCATGTGATGAGCGCCAGCACTGCCATCTTGAAGTGCATCTTCTCATCGTCGTCCATCATTGCCAGTCTTTTCTCTATGTCTTGTTCGAGTTCCATGTTATTACCTCTCTAAGTTCGTTTATGTTGTCTTCGTTCACTACCATTGCTACTCCCCCTGCGCTTCTTATGCGGCGCATATGTTCTTCTTGTAGTGCGGTTGGTTTATTCTTCCCCGCCTTTGCCTCTACCCCAATGAACACACCATTGGCGCATACAAGAAAGTCTGGCACCCCTGAGTTGCCGTAGCCTGTGCCGATTGGCATGGCGTAGTACACGCCCAGCTCGTCCAACAGTTTCCTAATTTGTTTTTTAACTTTTACTTCCGGTGTCGATGCCATACAGTTTCCTTTGAATTGGTGAGGGGGTCAAGTAGATTCCGCGCCCCCTCGGTTCGCGGTTGGAAAGCTGAACAACAGCGTAGTCCAATGCTAAGCGGCGCTGTTGTTCGTGGTGCAGTGGTTACATCTACTAGGTTTGCACAGACCACATTAAATACCCCCGCTTAGCTGGTTACGATTTTTTCTCTGACAATAAACGTTTTCTTCTGCTCTCTGTGAGCACTTGCTTGAGCCATTTAGTTGCTCCTAGCAACTTCCATTCCTCGTATTGCCACACCGTCAACCGTGTGCCAATGCGTTTTTGTGTTGTTGTCAATTCACTCTTGGGTCTTGGCATTTGTGGTCATCTCCAGCGGACTTGGTTAAAAATATAAGGTAGCAGTTACTGCACCGCCATACAAGACCTTCTTGCACGACTGTTCTGCGCTCCCCGTGTTCTCCACGCGATTTACCAAAAAATGTTCTGATTGCTTCAAGCATGTCTACTCCAGTCTGTGTATCCAAGAATCTTCATCATAGCTGTCTCATGGATTGCGTCCCCCCAATAGCGAACGCCGCCTTCTGTTACAACGAACCGCCATAGCGTCCCATAGTCATCGGTCGTGTACCAAACATTTCGTGTCGTGAGTCTGCCGTTGATGTCGTGTACCTCAAGCACCTTGTTGCTCCTTCCATCGTTTGCATATACGTTTGACTGTTTCACTTTGGTGTCTTTTGTCTTTTCTCAGACAGATTTCACTTAGCTGTCGTTCTTTTGCTTTTTGCTTCAGCGTTTTTTCCACTGGCGGCGTGGGTTCGGGGAACAAGCCATTCCATCCTGTTGCCATAAGCGCCACGCTGAGTAT